AGGCGCCACGGCGCCGACGAATGAGTGGCGATCCAAAACCCGAGCTGGTCGGCGCGGGCGCCGCTGACGTAGAACGCCGCGTCGGCGTCGGGCACTGACTCGCAGTTCCAGACCGACTTGAGGTAGTCGGAGGCAGGCAGGATGTGGGACGCGCCGGCAAGTGCGTACATCTCATCGCGACCCTGAATCAGACGCGGAGCCTTGCCAGCATGGGTGTACGCATTGTCGGCTGACGGGCCCTTGCCGACGATGAGTTCGGACTTGATGAAGGCCTTGATGCGCGTGTCCACGTCGTGTTCGCGACAGCCGGCGAGCGCTTTGGAGATGGCGCGGCGTGCCAGGGCCGCCTTGGCTGGCACCATGTGGTCTATGACGGCCTTGAGCGGCATGCGCGGCAGCGTCGTGCTCGGAATAATTTCTTCGACGACGGCGCGGACTTCGGCGAGATCGCAATCGCGCGGCTCGTGGCGCTTTGGGTTGGCGCGCTCGACGAGGGCGACCTCCTGGCAGGCCAAGCAGTTGCCGTGCCAAATCGGTTTGAGGACGTTGCCCCCGTAGTACACGTCAACGACGGCGTTGTAGGCGACCTCGGCGCCGCAGGAATGCGGCAGGTCGGCCGTCGTGGTGTACGTGCCATCCGCCTCGTTGGCCGGCTCTCGATCCGCGCATGTCGACACGACGACGCGGTGGTCGAGGTGAACATAGTCCATGATGCTGGCGCGGAGCGAGCCGATGACCTCGGTGGCCGCTGCAGCATTAGACGCGGACAGGCTGCTGAAGGAATCGTAGAGGTACTTGGCGGACGCGGCGATGACGGTGCTAGCGCCAACAGCAGCGACCGCCTTAAGCGGTTCCTCATACGCGACTTGGGCAGCGTTGGCGATGACCGTGCCGGCGGCGCGTGCCGTGGCGTGCACGTAGCCTCGTCGTTTGTCGACCTGCGCGACGGCTGCTGCGGCGTCAGCGTGCGGGTTGGTGAACGCGCTCGCCAACTGGGCCAGGGCGCCCTCGCCAACGTCACGAGCACACTGCGCCGCCTCGCGCGTTTTCTTCGAATTGACCAGCATGAACTTAGAGATTGCCGTGTGGACGTACGGCAATGCCGCCAAGCCGGCATCGCCGGCGGTGGACACGAACCGGCGGATGGTGGACGCAGCGACGTTGAATGCTTGGCCGCCCACGTGCGCCGTCTGGCGTTGTTCGAGGTGCGTCACGAGCCTCTCAGTGGTGTCGTCCTCGACGAAGATGTCGCTGCTGAAGAAATAACCGTCGGCCGTGCGGTGATATTTCTTGTGGTCGTCGTAATGCCTGCCATAGACAACGGTTGTGTACGGGACTCCATGGTTGTGGAGGCGCGTGGTGAAAAGGTCCGCACGAGGATCGTCTTGGCGGCGGAAGACGATGAAACCCTTCTCGCGGGCGATGCTGCCTGGTCCATCGAACGAGACCGCGTGCGGATCGACGACGCGGCCGAGGCCGACGGTGACGTCGATGTTTGGGTCGCCCACGCCAAAGGAAAACAAACGACGGCAGGTTGGCGTTGCGGATGAGGACGACACAGCAATCAAGGCTTCTGTGTCGAACCACCCGATGGCCTTGCGGATCGCCTCGCCCGCGCGCCACACTTCCTCATACGCCATGCGGTCGTTCTGGAAAGGCAGCTTATTCACCGAAGAATTGAGGAGGCAGGTCTCAACGGCGACGTTGGCGTGGGGCCCATTGTAAACACCTGAGCAGCCGAGGCCAGGCGCACCGACGAAGGCGCGGCGGGCGAAAACGGGTTCGACCTTGCCCCCGACAGCCTTCGGG